ACCGATACAAACCATCCCAAATCACCGGCAAATTCCGGAGCAACGATCTGGAAACTCTCGACGCTTGGCATCTCAGCCAAGACTTCGCAACACTGCCGGTACTTAACTCCGACTTCATCGAGGAGAACCCACCAATCGACCGCGTAATAGCGGTCCCCGACGAACCTCAATTCCTGTTCGACTCATACTTCCAGCTTCGCTGCGCCCGGCCAATGCCGATTTACGGCGTACCGGGAATGATCGACCACTTCTAAAATGCTCGAGTTCGTCGAACCAGCTTTCGCCATTTACCCGGCATTAATTACAGCCGGTGGCGGCTTACTTGGCGGAATCTTTTCCGCCTCTGGCGCCAGAAAGCAAAACCGACTCGCTCGCGAGGAGGCACAAAGAAACCGCGACTTTCAGGAGCGCATGTCCAGCACATCACACCAACGCGAGGTCGAGGACCTCCGCGCCGCTGGACTAAATCCCATCCTATCGGGAACCGGAGGAATGGGAGCCTCGTCCCCGGGCGGCTCAATGGCCGCCCAGGTGGACGAAAAAACTGCAGCCGTACACTCGGCCAAGGAACTCGCACGCGCAAGCGTCGAAATTGCCAACGCTTTCAAGCAAGGCAAAAAAATAGACGCAGAAACCGCACTCACTAAAACTACCGACGCCGGCCGGCGTTCGGAAAACGCGGAGAAACGCGTCTCAGAAACTATCTGGGATACTCTCTCCCAGATGTTTCAAACATCCTCCAAAGGAAAACCAAACCTCTGGGATTTCATCAAAGACACCACATCAAATTCAGCACGGCAAATTAGCGACTATCGCATCCCGCAAAGAACACAAAAGAAAAAACAACCCTTCCGCGTCTACATTAAAAAATACGCAAAAACAAAATAAAAGCAGAAGGTAACCAAAACAGAAAACCAAACAATCGCGGAGCGAATCGCATTTGACCAGGAGGGATCGAACAAGGGCCGGCAGGCCCGAGTTCGTTTCCCGACCCCCAGAGGAAACAAACAATGAAACAAACAACCAAACAAAAACCCCGACAGAAAATTCGGTCTGCTTACAGCCCGAAAAGACGGGTCGGTTTAACATCCAACCAAACAACCCGTACAAAGCAATCGTTCAAAGACGAATGCGACATCAATAACATCATGGCGAAATACCAGAAAACTGGCGCCATAACCCACTTGGCAAACAATCAAAGCGAATACGGATTCGCGACCTCAATCGACTTTACCCAATCCATGAACATCGTGGCTAAGGCCCAATCGATGTTCAACGATCTGCCAAGCTCAATCAGGCTCAAATTCAAAAACGATCCGGCGTCATTCCTAGACTTCGTCCAGGACGAATCCAACGCCGACGAGCTCGTCGAAATGGGTCTGGCCAATGCCATACCCTCCGACCCTGATAAAACACCGGAAAAGGCCGCTAAGGACGCCTCAGAAGAGGCCCCGGAAAGCGACCCGAAATAGGGTCGCGCGTGCAGTTGCCCTACTTGATGGTAACTGCACTAGGTGACACCAATTGCACATAAATATACAATTCACGTCACCTCTCACTCTCAGGCTGGCAGCAAGCAAAACAACGGAGTCTAAATCTCATGGCACGACGATCAAAAATCGCTCGAAAACGCTCAAAAAAACTGTTCACCCGAACAGCCTCAAGGACCAATAAACGGAACCTATCGCCGCGACCGATGCGCGGCGGAATCAGGCTCTAAAAAAACGCCCCCGAACGACCCTCTCTGTCGCTCGGAGGCTAGCGGCTCTCATGGCTTGCTACAAACCGCTAAACGCGTTCTTGCATGTGTCTGGTAAGACTTGCAAAAACGTGATCACGTTTCGCCCACCTGGCGAAAAAATAACTCTACCCTGCCGTCAATGCATAGGATGCCGAATGGATTACTCACGACAATGGGCCGTTCGCTGCGTTCACGAAGCGCAACTCTGGCCAAATAATTCATTCATCACCCTCACCTACTCTCCCGAACATGTACCGGCAGACGGATCACTCGTACGATCCCACTACCAAAACTTTATGAAACGACTTCGAAAATACTTCGAACCACTAACTATCCGTTTCTACCAATGTGGTGAGTACGGCGAAAAACTCGGACGCCCTCACTACCATGCTCTGCTCTTTAATCTCGAATTCCCTGACAAGGAACTCTGGAAAATGGAACACGACACGCCGCTATACCAATCGCCAACCCTCACAAAATTGTGGGGGAAAGGACACTGCTCAATCGGCGAGGTAAACATAAAAACTGCGGCTTACGTCTCACGCTACATCATGAAAAAAATCACCGGGGAACTCTCATTCGATCACTACGAAAGGATCGACCAGGTGACCGGCGAGATTTACAATCTCGAACCGGAATATACCACCATGAGCCTCAAACCCGGTATCGGAAAACGCTGGTATGACAAATATAAATCAGACGTTTTCCCTGACGACTTTGTCGTCATGAACGGAAAAAAATACAAAACACCCCGGTACTACACAGAAATCCTCCGGGCAACCGACCCGGAAATGTACGAAAAAATAATACAAAAAAGAACAGCCAGCCTAGAAAAACACCAACAGGACAACACCCCCGAACGACTCTCCGCTCGGCACGAATGTGCACGAGCAAAACTAAAACAAATGATAAGGCCACTCGTATGAAACGCGGAACCTCTCAAGCATTAACGCTACTCATTATCCTCATCGTCCTAGCAATCTGGAGCAACCTCACATGATTCTCAAAATATTCACAATCTACGACCAAAAGGCGAAAGCCTATCTCCCGCCGTTCTTCTTACCCGAACGCGGACAAGCAATCCGGACATTCACGGATTGCGTTAACTCACCCGAACATCACTTCGGAAAACATCCCGCGGACTACACACTCTTCGAACTGGGACACTTCACCGACGACAACGCAAAAATAAAACCGCTGCCGTCACCTAGCACTCTAGGAACCGGAAACGAGTTCCTCTACGATCCCTTAAAATTCGAAGACAACAACCCAATCCATGTTCAAGCAATAAAAAACATGGAAGAACGCGAGAGGAAGTCCAACGATGAAACAACGATCGGTAATGGCGCACCAATTCAGCCAGGTGCCAGCCGCTGAAATACCTCGCAGCTCATTCGACCGATCACACGGTCTAAAAACCACCTTCGACTCCGGCAACCTCGTCCCGATCTTCGTGGACGAGGCCCTGCCGGGCGATACATTCAACCTCTCGATGACGGGCTTTGCCCGTCTCGCAACTCCCATCTTCCCAATCATGGACAACATGTTCATGGAAACCTTCTTCTTCGCAGTCCCTATCCGACTACTCTGGGACAACTGGGAAAAATTCAATGGGGCCCAAGACAATCCAGACGACTCGACTGACTTCATCATTCCGCACATCGAATCCGAGGGGGTCACATACGCAAACGAAAGCCTCGAAGATTACTTCGGGCTGCCTACCAACGTTCTTGACGTTGGTCACAACGTCCTGTGGCATCGTGCCTACAATCTTATCTGGAACGAATGGTTCCGAGATCAGAACCTGCAGAATTCCGTCGTTACAAATACAGACGACGGTCCAGATGCACATGCCGATTACACCCTGCTCAAAAGAGGCAAACGGCACGATTACTTCACCTCATGCTTGCCATTCCCACAAAAAGGCGACGCAGTAACACTGCCGCTCGCCGATAAAGCCGGCGTAGTCTCAGACGCCGGCGAGGGCGTCCGCGTGGCCATCGAAGATGGCAACGACAACAACGCGCTTAAGCTTCTATTCCCGGACGACGTCGCCGGCCAGGTGGAAGTCCACACCACCACCGGCTCACCGCTCAACGCACTCTACGTCGACCTCTCCGACGCAACTGCAATCACCATCAATGCACTAAGGCAAGCATTCCAAATTCAAAAACTCCAAGAACGTGACGCCCGCGGCGGAACACGCTACACGGAAATCATCCGCGCCCACTTCGGCGTCACATCACCGGACGCGCGACTGCAACGTCCGGAATACCTCGGGGGAGGTTCCTCCCCCGTCAACATCACACCCGTGGCCCAAACCTCAGAGACGGACGTCACTGGACCCGACGCGTCTCCGCAAGGAAATCTAGCCGCGTTCGGAACAGCTCATCTATCCGGCCACGGCTTTACAAAATCATTCACCGAGCACTGCGTGCTCATCGGCCTGGTAAACGTCCGGGCCGATCTAACCTACCAGCAAGGCCAGAACAGAATGTGGAACCGCAACACGCGGTTCGACTACTACTGGCCTGCTCTCTCTCACATCGGCGAGCAAGCCGTTCTCAATCGCGAGATCTTTGCAACCGCAACCCCACCCGACATCGAAGTATTCGGGTATCAAGAACGGTACGCAGAGTACCGATACAAACCATCCCAAATCACCGGCAAATTCCGGAGCAACGATCTGGAAACTCTCGACGCTTGGCATCTCAGCCAAGACTTCGCAACACTGCCGGTACTTAACTCCGACTTCATCGAGGAGAACCCACCAATCGACCGCG